TTGAGCTGCATCAGGCAGCCGCAGATCTTGCACTGCCACTGCGGCAGTAGCAGCTGCTCACAGGATTTGCAGATAGCGAGACGGCTTTCCATCAGACTGTTGTGTAGTCGATAACGACCGTACCGTTAAGCTTGGCATTCTTCAGCGTAACGATTGGAGTGGCAGTCCACGGTTCATTTGGCAAGCCACCGGTTCCACCGTCGAATCTGCAGTAGTTCGGCGTTGTCAAACTAGGCGGCGGGCCAAGCGGCGGTGTCAATACAAATGCCGATTGAATAGCTCCTGCGCTGTCTCGTTTCAGCATGATTCGCGTTCCAGTGCCTGGATCGTATGACCCTATCCACATCGGTTCGCCATAGCTTGTAATTGTGTATTGGCCGTTGCTTGATCCAAGCGGATAAAAGCAGCTGACGCCAAATCCTGATTCAAAGGTCAACACACCACCACCGCCACCACCAGCGACTGTTCCTGATCCCATTGTTGCGCTGCTGCTGCTCTTGGTGCCATCTACGCATTCGATCACATTCAAATACTCATCGCCGTTGCTGCCGAATGCCACAAAGCTGCCGGGGTCACCGCCAGAGCCGCTCAGCTGCAGCTGTGGCGTTCCAGGCTGATTGAGCTTGGTTTCGTCGATGTAAAGCACCGTGCTGTTTGCCACGTCAATCTGCGATACCAGAACGCCATTGACATACCAGGACGAAACGGCAACGCCACCACCAGGGCAGGGAGCATTGGGCCTGATCAGCGTGCCTTGGCCGATCGGGTCGGTGCCGGTGCTGCTGGTGCCGTTGTACGACAGGAACGGCTGCGGCTCATACGGATCCGGTGGATTTGTCTCTGCAGCACCAGGAGGCGATTCAATGCCGCCTGTCAGGCTTGACCCGAAGTCGAGTGGTGTGCCATTCGTGAACGTCTCAGCTGGCACGCTGGTATCTGTGCTGCTGTTGATGTCGCAGCCAACGCCGCTCTTGTTGCTGGTCAGCACCACGCCTGACCCAACGGCTGCTGCCACATCAACAGCCACCAAGCTGCGGCCTTGGCTGTCAACCGGGAAGTGCGTCAGCTCCAGCGTCAGATCGCCGCGCAGTGTCTTGGTCACACGGTTCAGCTCATACAGGAAGTCATGATCGACGCTTGCTGTTCCGCTGGCAGCACGGGTCAGTGTCACCCGCACAATGTCGCCAGGCTCCAGCAGGGTGTTGAAGACACCAGGGCGACAGGAGAAGCGCAGTGTATGGGTGATGTACTTGCGCCTGGCCAAGATGTAGGCGCCAGCTTTCACGGCATGATTCTCGACTGTGCAGAACGCGCTCATGTCGTGCTGCTCAAACGGGCCATTTAATGCCGTCTGGCCATAGCGCACTTCAGCGGTGCGGATGATGCCGAAGTCATCAGTCAGCTGCTGACGCCAAAGCATTTGAGCGCAGAACGGCTTGCGATCTGCCAGTGGGGTGTAAGTAATCTCAAAGCTGCCGGGCAGTACGTGCTCCTCTGTAAACGTAAATTCCCAGTTGATAGAGCCTGTATTGATTGTGTAATCATTATTGATTGGCAGCAGTGGTCGCAAGCCACGTTTACCTAGGTTTCTGGTTTCAGTCACCAAGAGGTAAGGCGAGAACCTTGCCAGAAGGTCTGGCAGGTTTGTGCTCTCTTTCAGGTTGACATCACAGTTAAAGCGATTGATGTTCAAGAAATTAGCCGCTCGCGTCAGTGCCGTTGTATCGACCAGCGTGCTCGGAATCTTGCTGCTATTGATCAGGCACCAGTGCACAAGGTCGGCATAGTTGTTGCTTGATCCGGTGACGCTATCCACCAGCCGGGTGACAATCATTCCATTGCGGATGAAGCAATGAACCTGACGGTTCCATTGGTCGAAGCCGTTCGGGATGGTCACGCTGAAGCTCAGCGTGCTCATGTCGGAATAGACGCCTACGGTGCCGCAGTAGTAGCTGGCTTCAGGCATCGTGTAGCCTGCGCGGGCCACGATCACATTGCCTGGTGTCCAGGTGCCAGCGCGGCGGTTGTAGGTCTGGCTGAAGCTGCCAACCCTGCAACTGCGCTGGAACATGTCGCGCACCTGGATGCTGCCGATCTGCCCTTCGCTCAAGACGAGGTGGTAGTAGGCCGTGACGTTGTTGGTGACGTCATTTTCGAACCGGCATTCAGATGCACCAGGGCTGATCAGAACACCGCCGGTGCCGTTGGTTTCATCGCGGCGGCAGAAGACAATTGGCACCGGCTCACCAATCACGATCGAGCGCTGTTGCGTGTCCAGTTGGCTGGAGCCTTCAGCAGCGCCTTCACTCAGTGGCGGCTGAACCTGCCCTGCCTCGATAGCCAATAGCGCCAGCGGGTCAGCGGTGGTGATGATGTTCACAGCCTGCACCCCTTGCCGATCAATGCCGTGGTGAATGTGCGCGGTGGGATCTGCGCTCCAACCGGCGCCAAGCTGGTGCCCAGCTGCATCGTGATTGAAGTGAAGCTGCCGTTGGCGCTCACCAGCTCGCCGTTGTACTGCGCGACCAGCTCCTGGCCGGTCTGTGGCGTGACATTGCCCAGTACGGGATCGAACTGGTAGATGAGCAGCTCCACCAGGCGGGCATCACGCAGCGCGGTGGTGACTGCAGTCATCACCAGGCTGGTGGCTGGCAGCGTGATGCTGATGCCGCTCTCATCGCCGGTTTGTCCTGCCGTAATGCCATCAGCCTCAAACGGCTGGTAGTTCCACTGTGCGCTGTTCCATGTGACGGTGGCGTGCGCGTAGTAGGACTGCCAGCGGGTGTAGGAGACACCGGCGCTGTCATAGATCCTGAGGTACTGGGATTGAGCGCGTGCCATTGGTTAGCGGATCCCCAGCGCAGTGCGTGCTGCTGGCGTGCGGATGCGGCCCAGCACGCCCTCGGCGGTCGCTCGCATGGCACGTTCCATGTCGGTCACGGTGACGTAGCGCTGGCCATCGAACTCCATCACCGGGCCGGTGTTGATGTTGATCACTGGCGACTTGCCGCCACCGCCGGCCAGGACGGCATCACCTCGAGCACCAGCCAGGAAGCTGCTGCTGGCTGCGGCCATCTTGGATTCGGGGATGATGTACTCACGCTGGCCACCTTCACCAACCATCGCAAGCGTTGGCCGGTTGACGGTGCCGCCCTGCGCAAAGGCTGGCACTTTCATCGGTGGCACCAGCGGGATGTCAGGCGCTGGCAGCTTGTTGAACGCTTTGATCAGCACATTGATCAATCCAACTGCAAGATTGATCCGATCGACAACGTACTGAAGAATGCCGCGAAAGATGTTCTTCACCACACCGGCAGCAGTCTCAAATGCTTTTCTTGCAAAGCCTGCTGCACCATTCCATAGATCAAGCCAGAACTTGCGGATTGGTTCGCCCCACTTCCACAGCCACTTCAAGAAATCACCCAGCGGCTTTCTGAATGCAATGCCCATCGCAACCACAGCTGCAACAGCCAGCACCGTCCAGCCGACTGGGCCAGAGAAGAACGCCAGCAGCGCCGGCAACACAGTGCCAGACAGGAAGGTCAGCACACCAGCGAAGGTCAGCTGAATGACTGTAAGGATGCCAGCAATGATGCTGCCAGCGGAACTAAAGGTTAGCCCCAGCACCCCTGCCAGCTGGATGATGTTGAGCAGGAACGATACGATCCCAGGCAAGATTACAAGCAATCCGCCCAAAACCGCTGTGGTTGCTTGAAGCCACCTAGGCATACTGCCAAAGGCATTGCCAAGTCTTGTCAAACTGTCTAGCAGTTTGTCAAAGAAAGGCAGCAAGCCAGATTTGGTCAGCGATGCAGTGAGTCCTTCAACCCTTGACTGCAATGCTCCTAGCTTGTCGTTGAAGGCATCGGCACTTTGAGCAAAGTCGGTTGTGATCGTTGCGTTGTAGGCCTCGATGCCTTCGCGGCCATTGTTTAGCACTGGAATCAAACCTGGTCCTAGCTTCTTGTTGAAGAGATCCATTGCAAGACTGGCCTTGTCGGCTCCATCAGGGAGCTTTGCAAGCGCTGTGGCAATGTCCAGCATCACCTCGCCAGTTGGGCGAATTTTGCCCGTTGCATCCACTGCGCTAACGCCAAGGCGTTGCATTGCCTTGCGGAATGCCTCAGGTCCGCGCTCACCAGCTGCTAGCGCATCAATTTGATCTTGCGCTCCCTTTTTGATAATTTCACTTTGCCGATTAGATGATTTTTTGATTATTTCTTCTTCGTTTGTTTTTTGGTCATTCAAAGCGTCTTCGTCAGCTTGCTGTGCATCACGCAGCTGTCGGCTGCGCTCTTTGCGCTCGTTTTCAAAGCGGTTTCGCAGTGCGCGCGTTCTATCTTCTTGTTCATAGCGCAATGCGCTCAATCTCGATGATCGCGCCGTTTCGGTAAGTCTTACGTCATTTTCAATCGCAACACGGCGCTGTTCATACTGTTCATCCAGTGCTCGCTCTTGCTGCGTCAGGGCCTGGTCTGATGCTTCGCGCTCACGGTCTGACTGATCGTTGTAGCGATCATCTAGCAAGCGCTGCTCTTTGCGGTAGCGCTTGTTCAGTTCTTTCAGTCTGTCGTCAGTTTCATTTTCAAGCAATGTGATTCGAGATTCTGCCTGGTTGCGCAGTGCATCTGTTTGATCACGCTCAGCCTGCTCGGCCTTCCTCGCCATCTCTTCAACTGAATCGCCAAACCTCTGAGTTGCGCCTACTGACAGGTTCAGGTTCCTGCCCAGCACAATCAAACCTTTGCCGACATCTTCAAGTGATGAGCCGCTGTCGCGCGCAGCCTGTTGAAATCTGCTGAGCTGTTCCACGCTGACGCCAGTCTTCTGCGCCAGGTCGTTCATGTCGTCTGCGGCATCAATGGCTTTCTTGCCCATTGCCACCAGGCCGACACCACTGACCAATGGGATCAAGCCGCCCAGGGCGCCACTCAATCCACCGGCGCTGGTCAGCAGTCCTTTCAGGCCGCCGCTGGCACGCTCTGCACCCTGCTTCAGGCTGCCAAGGCCGCGCGCCATTGCAGCAATCGCACCGTCACCTTCAGTGATTGCCTTGATCTTCAGCAGCGCCTGCATTGATGCCATCAGCGCTTCTCCGCTTGCTTGTTGATCAGGTCCCGTGCGTGCAGCTCCATCACCTGCAGTTCCTCGAGCGTGGCGCCAGGGTCGCGGATCCCATACAGGCTAGCCAGTTGCAACACCACGCCATAATCCAAGCCGATCACGCCATTGCCGCTGGCGCGCCATTGCGTCATGCAGCGCAAGAACAGATCAACAGCATCAGCATGTTCAGGCCACAGCAGATACTTCTCTGGCTCTACATGGTGTGGCTCCAGGATGATGCCATACGCTGCTGCATCAGCCTGAAGCTGCGCCGTGTCACCCTTGCTGCTGCGCATCAGGTGATCAACGGCGCCGGTCAGTTTTTTGCTTTGG